CGGGGTATTTTTCCGTAAGGAGTTACCGCAGGCGGATGATTTGATTGAGCGGGCGAAGCAGATTTATTTGCCGTTAGAGGCTCATTACAACGACCAGAAAAAGCAGTTTACATTTAAGGGTGGGGGAAGGCTTAGGTTTAGGCCGTTGGCTAATAATGCTGATGCGGAGAAGTATCAGGGCCAGAATTTGAGTCATGCGGGGGTAGAGGAATGTGGAAACTATCCTAATCCGGAGCCTATTTTTAAGTTATTTGGAGCGTTGCGGGGTAATAATCCGCAGTTGATTTTGACGTTTAACCCTGGGGGTAGTGGTCATCATTGGCTTAAGGAGAAGTTTATAAAACCGGCACCGAAGGGCTGGAAGATATTACAGTGGGAGTTGGGGAACGGTAAGAAGGTTGATTACATTTATATTCCTAGTCGGGTGCATGATAACAAGATTCTGCTGACTAAGGATCCGCAGTATATTGACCGGTTGCATATGGTGGGTAGCCCTGAGTTAGTAAGGGCTTGGCTTGAGGGTGACTTTGAGATTCACGAGGGTAGTTATTTTCCTGAGTTTAGCGGCAAGCATATTTTAGCGCCGTTTAATGTACCTAAGCATTGGCCTAAGTATTTGGGGTTTGATTGGGGATATAGGAGTCCTTTTGCTGCGGTTTGGGGTGCCATTTGTAGCGGTAAGGGCGATGATGGCGTGGAGATGAGTATTCCAAAGGGAGCGATTGTTATTTATCGAGAGCTTTGGGGTAGGCAGATAGAGAATAAGGAACAGGCGGAAAGGATAGCTAGTTTGTCGGTCGGTGAGGATGTTCACGCTGCTGCGGATCCTAGTATTTTTACGAGTCAGGGCGGGCCGAGTATAAACGATCAGTTTAATACGGTGTTTGCAAAGTATAAACATCCTAGCTTTAGGGCGGCGGATAATGATCGGGTGTCTGGGTGGTCACAGATACGGAGAAGGTTACAAGCTGACCCTCCGATGCTTTATTTCTTTTCCAGTTGCCCATATCTGCTAGAATCATTGCCAGCACTACAATTAGACCCACGAAATCATGAGGACGCAGATAGTACAGGTGATGACCACGCTGCGGATGCTTTAAGATATTTGTGCAAAGAACGGCTAATGGATTCCGCCTATGAGCGCGCCCCAGAAAAAGCTGTATCTAGAGGAAAAGTGCGTTTGCAGCTATATGTGAATCAAGTAAGGGCGCAGAGTAAGGGTGCAAGGCTTTAATGGCGAAGTATAACAAAAAAGATAAATATACGGCTCCGTGGTGGCACTCACAGATAAGCACCGCTGAGGATCGCCATCAAACATTTCTAAAAGACGCTAAAGAATCTATTGAGGTGTATCGAGGTAAGAAAGACCTGGATGATACACAGCGCAGACTAAATGTTTGGTGGTACGTTATAAACACCCTTTTGCCAGCGTATTACTCTTCTACACCGAAAGCAGAAGTTAGGTTGCGTAAACGAGTAGGCGGTATGCCTTATCAGTTGGGCTCAGTTGTTTTGGAGCGCTGTACCCAATTTGCGATGGATGAGTTCTTTGATTTTGATGATGTTGGCTATAACGCTGCTTTGCAGTTTTTGCTAACCGGCAGAGGTGTGCTTTGGGCGCGCTATGAAGCTGAGTTTGAGGAGAAAGAAACAGAGATAGCGCTTCTTCGTGGGGCGGATGGTGGCTTAGTTGATGCTAACGGCAAGCCATTTGAGAAAGAAGATGATGCGGAGATTATTACCACACCGGAAGGGTTAATTGTTGCGCGAATGAGTCTGGAAATAAAAGACGATGAGCGCGCAATTTTAGAATCGGTTAACTACAACGATTATCTAAAGAGTGACGGACGCAGCGAATCCGAAATTGAATGGAAAGCTCGGCGGGCTTTCATGTCAAAAGAGGAGGTGATCGAAAAATTCGGAAAGGAGGTTGCCGATGACCTTTCCTTTGATAGTTATCCTGAAGCCTTAAAAAACCTGGTACGCCAAGACTCAAGTAAATACGAGGGTAAGGCTGAACTGTGGGAAATCTGGTGTAAGGCCACCGAAAAGGTTTACTGGCTACAACAGAAAGGCGAGAAATCCATTCTGGAAAGCGGAGAGCCGCCAATAGAATACGAAGGATTCTGGCCATGCTCTGAAATAAACCAGAGTGTTGATCCTAATAACACTATTCCCGTATCAGATTACATTCACGTTAAAGACCAGATACTTGAAGTTGAACGATTAACAACTCGTATCGCATCGACTACACAGGCCGTAAGAACTACTGCGTTGTACGACGCTACAATGGGCCAGCAGGTAGAACAGTTGCTGCAAGGCGACCTAAAATATATTCCGGTGCATAATTGGCCAAGCTATAAAGGCCGTGGTGGTCAGGGTAATGGTATTGAATACCTGGATATTGGGCCGTATGTCCAAGCTATTGAGGTATTGCAAAACGCCCGTAATGCAGCACTAGAAAAGCTATACGAGACTCTAAAGGTTAGCGACCTACTGCGCGGAACCTCAGCAGAATACAAAACAGCCACAGCGAATCGACTAGAAAATCAATGGTCGAGCCTTGGCCTGATAGTTAGACAAAACCAGTTCGCTAAATTCGTAAGCGAAGGCATAAACAAAATTGGCACGATTATTGCGTCGAAGTTTAGCCCTGAGTACATGTTTGAAATTGCGGATGCAGATTCATTGTTGATGCCGTTGGTATCAGCAGAAATGGATCCGATGCAAGCGCAGATGCAATTACAGGGAATGAAAGACCAGATTGCAGAAGTATTGCAGGATGATGAAAAGCGCGTTTACAGAATTGAGATTGCAAGCGATTCAATGGTAGCGCTTGACCAGGCGCAGGAAAAAGCTGATGGCTTGGAGTTGCTAGAAACCACAGGTCAATTCTTTGAGCAAATGAAGGCAATGGTGGAGGCTTATCCAACCATGTCTATTTTTGCATTAGAGTTAATGCAGAATATGGTGCGTCGCTTTAAAGGCGGGAAAGACCTGGATGCTCTTTTTACCAAAGCGCTTATGGATACTAAGCAGCTTGCAGATAAGAAAGCTGAGGAGGCTGCAAAAGGGCCACCGCCTGACCCATACATGGAGCAGGTGCAGGTTTCTCGTGAATCTGCTCAAATGCGTTTCCAGATTGACCAGGCTAAATTGCAGTTGGAATCTCAACAGATGCAGCAAGCTATGGCGCAAACTCAAGTTGAAACTCAGGCTAAGATGGCAGCGTCTCAGATTGATGTTGAAATTGCTTACCGCAAAGCACAGCTTGATGAGTTTATTCAGCAGCAAAAAGCGATGATTGAACAGCAAATGTTGCAGCTTAAATCACGCGAAATTGAAATTGAGTTGATGCGCGTACAGGCCGAGGCAAGTGTGAAAGCCGATAGCACTATGGCAAAGCGTGAGGCTGATAGGGTTGCTCAGTTAATTGACCTTCAGCGCTTAGAGCTAGAAAACATGGCTGTAAGAATGAAAGAGTCAGAAAAACTTCTGGAAGAGCGTCGATTAAACCAGGAACAAGAGTTGGAGAAAATTAGACTTGGAATGCAACAGCAGGTCGCCATGATTCAGGGTGCGAAAACAGAAACTCCAGCACCGGCACCGATTAACATTACGATTGACGGAAAGAAAAGCGGAAAACGAACTATAACAAAAGTTGTGGGGCCGGATGGGGCCACGCAATATCAAGAAGAGTATTTAGGGGAATAGGATATGCCAAAATCAACTACGACTAATAACAACATTCTAAAGCTCATTTTCAATGCGACCAACTGGGCGAATGTAGCAGATAACGCTGCTAGCTCACCGCTCACAAACCTGCATTTGAGCTTGCACACTGCTGACCCTGGTGTTGGTGGAAGCCAAACAACAAATGAGACCGCCTACACCAACTATACGAGAGTGGCGGTTGTAAGGACGACTTCTGGCTGGACTGCTGCGACTACGTCATCGACGCAGAATGTCGCACTTGCTCAATTTCCGCAGTGCGGCGCTACTGGCTCCACTGTAACGCATGTGGCGATTGGTACAGCATCATCGGGCGCTGGCACGATTCTCTACAGTGGCGCTTTGAACTCCTCGCTGGCAGTAGCTAACCTGATTCAGCCACAGTTCAGTGCTGGGGCTCTCACTGTGACGGAGGCTTAACGCATGGAAGATACCCCAATGTACACCTGTGCTGAGTGTAAAACTGCGGTCATCGTACATGACAATCAGGTCATTCGCGTGTGCGAGCACAAGGACGCTCCAATACTGGCATCTTTGAGTGCTACTTGTTACGGAGAGTCGGAGGTGAGCGAGTGAGATATCGCTGCCCGCATTGTCCGGTCGAGTGCGAGGTTATCGACGGCGAAATAATTCCGTGCGCCGACCATGCATGGGCAGAGCCAGTGCCAATTCTGCAAGCGATGCCACTGGAAGAGGTGATTGTGCCGGAGGAGACGGATGGGCTTCTCAACAGTTAGCGCAATTACGAATGCCTACAATGCAGGAAGTTGTTGGCAGGGCTACTATTACAAGGCCACAGCGCCATCCCTTGGCGCAAATGTTTGGACTGATTTAAGCACCGCCACAGGAACACCAATCTACCAACCCTATCTAGGGACTCCACTAGAGGCCACTGCTGCGATCGGCACAAACAACAGTTACATGTTTACCGGGCCTACTCCACCAGCAGGGCAACAAAAGTATCTACTGAATTGGAGCATCGGCGGTTATGGCGGCGGAGCAGCAGGAGCCGCATTCATCTTGTATGATTTGCTGTTGTACTATCCGTTTGTCGATGGCACAAACATCACTGAACAGTTTTTGGACAATACAGTGACACTACCGCGCTACACCTCCGGCGAAGGTGTGTATCCAGTTTTCATATCCCAAACTCCTGGCAGCATTGGTGCAGTGACATGCGACCTCAACTATACAAATAGCAACGGTGTTGCAGGGCGAACATTAAAAATGGGTGTTGGTAATGGTGTAACGATTGGCCGCATTATGAACCTTGCAAACAACGTCACAAGCGCCTCAACACCTTTCATTCAAATCCAAAATGGCGACAGTGGAGTAAAAAGCATCCAATCCGTTACGTTTAACTCGTCGGTAGGCGGATTTGTAACCGTTGCATTGGTTAAGCCCATCGCGCAAATTTCCTTGCAAGAACAAGGAACTCTTATTGAAAAGAATTACATCCGCGAGGGTTTTGTTTTGCCAGAAATTGTTAATGGAGCTGCGTTGCAAATAATGTTCAATCAGCAAAGCGGCGCGGGTTCGATGGGAACGATAACAAGTTATTTTGAAACGGTATGGGGATGATATGGGATTTTCATCGTTAGACGATTTGGTGAATGAAATCACGACAAACGGCAAATTTCACCGTGCTGACTGGAACAAAATCACAGGTGCATCGGCATTGACTGCTGCTCGGTGGTATGACTTTTCAGGTTTTGGCGGTACTCCCGTCGCTAATGGTTGGTCGGGCACGTCTTTGGCCTGGACAAGTTGCAACGAAAGCACCGGCAATGGAACCCAGATTTTTGGTATTCGACACGGCGGAAACGTTTCGACCGACACCAAGCATCTCCTGAACATGAGCGCGCTCACAGGTATCTCGACTGGAGTGCCAGCGCAGTTAATGTTAATTGACCTTCAGGGGTATTGGCCTGGAATCAGCACTAACTCAGCCAGTTCACAAACTCTCACGGGTACTCCGACGCTCCGTTACACCAACGGCGCAGGGTGCAGATTGTTTTTTGTGCAGACAAGCGCATCGGGTGCAACGGCTCACAACATATCTCTTAGCTATTCTAACAGTACGCCAACATCGGGACGCTCTTTACCTGTCACAGTAGCGTGCACAGCATCGGCAATCGCGCAGCATATCACGCACAGCGGAACTGCCGCCAATAACTATGGCCCGTTCTTGCCGCTTGCATCTGGCGATACTGGAGTGTCCACCGTAGCTAACATTACATTTTCGGCAGCGTCGGGTGGTGGCGCTGGGGCGCTTTGTTTGGCTCGACCTCTTATTACTTTGCCGCTCGCAGTGACCTCTGTGAGTGCGGAGCGTGACTTGCTAAATCAGCTTCCGTCCTTGCCGCGCATCATAGACGGCGCGTGTTTGGTGTGGTTGTACTTCGCTGGTAACGCCACTGCTGCATCAACAAACTTTTATGGCTCGCTTGATTTCGGTTGGGGTTGATGCCGCATGGCGCTAGTGCAAAATGGTGTCAGGTCGCGAGCGGTGTGCGTCACCTATCGCGGCTCTACGCTTCAAAGCTACCGCAATTTTTGGGGTGGCAACGTCCAGCGGAATATCTCCATCGGAGAGGGCATCACGGATGAGCGCTGCTCTATCCCCGATGGAAATCAGCATCCGCAAGCCTGGCTTTTGGCAACGCGCTCTGGTGGTCTAGCCAGTCGAAATGCCATCTTGGGAGATGGAGAGGTCACTGCTGCGAATTTGGCCGGTGGACTAAATGCTAATGCTGGTCTGACTGGCTTAGGCAATATTAGCAATGCTGCGCTTGAGCTTATCCTTTTTGCGGTTGCTGCGATAACCGGCTCAGGGACAATCTCTGCGGCGATTACAGGGAAGCTGGAGGCTGCTGCATCTCTGGCTGGGCAGGGTAGTATTACTGCTGCTTTAAGCGCCTTGGCCTCCGCTGTCGCTGGCTTGACCGGCAACGGTACGGTTGGCTCTACCTCAAGCCTTACTGCAAACGGCAACATGAGCGCAGATATCACCGTGACGGGAGCGACCCTCACGACCGCGAACGTAGCTTTTTACGTCTGGAACGCACTAGCTGCTAGCTTCAATAACCCTGGCACGTTTGGCGCTGAAGTGCTTAAAGAAAGCGATATAACCAACATTGCGGACATCATCCTCCGGCGGTCTACCGCCAACGTGGAGGCCAGCACGGAGGGGGATGCCTTAGCTCTTCGCTCGCTCTACGGCATGATTGCCCAGGCGGTGCACAATACTCAAGTTTCTGGCACCGCGCTTAGTGTGACTAAAAGCGATGATACTACCGTCCTTGGAACCAGGACTGTAACCCTCGACCCAGCGGCGCAACCAA